GTAATAAATTTGGTACACTTTCGTCGTTTACGAACTTACGAAATGTGTTTTTCATTTTGTCTGGTAAGATTGTGTCGTCAATAGTTTGAGGACGATACTTTTCTACCCAGAGTACTTCATTTGTTTTTGTTTGCATAGGTCACCGATAATCATAATATAAAATAAATTGAGGGCGGGGACAAGCGATTGCTGTGTCCCCTGTTCTCGAGAAAGGTCGTTGGTATTAATCAACCAACTTATCAGCTAATTCACCAGTTACTGGTTCAGCTACGTCAACCTCAGTCTCTCCAACATTGTCTTGTGGAAGATTTTGAGGAGCGTTTTGTCTTAGAAAAGCTTCAAGCTTATTCCTTAACATACCGATACCTGCTAGTTCATTACCTTGGAACCCGCCTCTTGTTGACACTACGTCAATAAGTTGCAGGACTGTAGAAAGGTCGTTAAAGTTAATAACAACTTTCTGTTCTTGCTGTTGCTGGCCACCGAAGTTGCCTTGTACTGCGTCATTCATAGTTTCACCTATCCTTTATTATATGTTGACTTTGAATCTATTGCCACAAAGTAAGTGACGTTATCCCCTTTGAACTCTGAGATACCTTTTGAACAAATGGTAACTTCGTAGTCCATCGGCATTAGTTTCAAGTTATCAGTTTTAATGATGACTCTAAACTCATCGTCAGTATCACCAATTTCAACGCCAAAGTCATCTGCGTTGTCGTTAGCACTGTCGATTGCTTTGAGATAACACTTGCCGCTTTCGCCGACGAATGCAATCTCGGTAAACTGAAGAACACCTGCTGCTTTAAGAACTGAAGAAAGGTCACTTTCTGTTACATTCACAACAACGTCTTCAGATGGTATATTTATATCCTTTTCAGGCGGAGTATGAATCATTGAAATGTCTGCATAGACATACTTGGTTCTTCTCTTACCTTCAGATATAATAAAGTATTTATCTCCAAACTCAACGTCTGGGTCTTTATATAAGCTTAAAATTGAAAGAAATCTAGATAAGTCATATACACAAGCTTCGCTTGGAATCTCATCTGGGATTTCCGCAATTGCAATAAGCGTTTTTTCTGGAGTAATCGTCTTAATAGTATTACCGGGCTTTAACAAAACTGATTTGTTAATTGCAGTAAAACTTTTTAGGACACTCAAGGTTTCGTTAGAAAATTTCATAATATAAATTTCTCCTGATTTATGAAAGGTTTATTATAACACGTTTTTTGTTATTTGTCAACTGGTTTGTAACTCTTTTTGCTAGAAGTGTTATCAGCAGTTGCAGTCACTCCAAGTTCAGCAATAGAACCCATGCCACCTTTAAAGATATAGGTACCAGTGTGGTTCAGTTGCATCCATGGACACATCCAAACATTAAGGCCAGCCTTTCGGGCCATCTTACAGAAGAAATAATCTTCTGATAAGTATCGTTTAGAATCTGGGTCGATAACACAATCAAAGAAAGCTGTAATTTCTCTTGTGCCATCAAATTGGTCTGTTCGTACATGGTCTGGTAAATAAGAAAGCTCTGGATACGCATCACGATATTTTTCTAATGCTTCTCTACTAATCAGCATAAATCCAGTTCCAGCTTCTTGTACCTCAACCGGCTCACTTAATTTAAATGATTGCATACCCTTAACTGGGTTGAATACGAAGTCTGATGTAAATCTTTCTAATTCAAATGGATTTTCATCTGCAAATCCTCGTTGTGCAGCTCTTGCTACTTTTTCCCATGCGATCGTTTTCTTAGGATAAGGACCAGTTACAATTGGATATTTTTCTGGGTCTTGTAAATGCATACCAAGTAATGCTAGTGCATCACGAGGACTAAATGCAATATCAGCGTCAATGAATAGTAGGTGAGTACAATCTGACCTGAGGAATTCGTCTACAATATAGTTCCTAGCACGTTGTACGAGGCTCTCATTAAAAAGGAAATAATATTTTAATGGTATACCATGGGTAGCACACAACATGCTAAAATCGTTTGTAGATTTTGTGTATAGTCCAGTTGCTTGGCCACCATACATTGGTGTACCAACGAATAAGCTATATTTTCTAAGCTCTTCTGTTTTAATTTCTATTTTCATATTTTAATTTGCTCCATATCGTTTTCAGCTCTAACGATTGCTTGTAATCTAAGAACATCTGCTAAAACGTCCCACGAACTATCATGTGCTTTAAATGTTCGTTCCCATGCTTCATCATCTGAAACTGGACAGAATCCATTCTTAGTCTCAAAGTCAAATTTTGCATCGATATAAGTTCTCATATCACGAACCATATAGTATTTTAAATAATTGTAGAGATGGCTTTTACGACCTTGACTATCAAAGAGTCTTGTAATAATTACTGGGTCAAAAGCATTTCCTCGAGTCCACCAATGACCAATATTTTCATCGACAACTAAGTTGTGGAAATTTGATACGAACTCTTTTACAGTAAGGTCTTGCTGTGATGGTTTAATCTTATTACGAACCTCTTTGCTTTGCTCTGACCAAAATTGAATTACATCTTCTTCAATTTGGTAGCCATACTCTTTGACTTGTTCTGCAACATTAAGCTTGAACCTTCTTACACGGTTGATGTCTTTTGTTGTATAAGGATTGGTCGTAAAGTCGTCCCAATCAAATATCATTACTGAACAATCAACAACTGCACATGTAGTAGGCTCTGTGCCCATTGTTTCAAAATCAAGTACTAAATTTTTCTTCATGTCATAAACTCGGTTATATCTACTGATGAGTGTGAATCACGGATTCTTTGTGATAAATTATCTTGGTACATAAAGGTAGCATCTTCCATAGGTAGCTTTTTATCTATTGCTTTTTTGACCTGTGTAGCCATATCCCTTGCAGTCTTGTAAGGTACATTTTGGCAGATGTGGTTGATGCTTTTCTCTGGGTCAAGTAATTCATAATCTTCTGGAAGCCCCATGATATTCATAGCTTCCCTTATGTTTATATATCTATCTTCAACGGGGTGAGTAAGAACATGTGGCATATGTACTACAAATGCTCCAATGTATCGAATAGGAATCAGTGTTCCTCTCCACATTACTCCACCACCTGCTTTGAGTTTTTCATATCTTCTCATACACTTATCGGCTTCTCTATCAAGTCCTAGCCCTCTCATGTATTCAGATACTTCAGCATAGTTTTTACCGTGATGATGTATGATTTCACTTTCAACATTATATGATGCTCTAGTGAATGTTTTGTCTTCTCTTAATTCTGCTGCAAAATCACTATGACTCATTCCACCTTTAATTTCTTCTAATAGATATTTGTAATATGGGTCATCTTGAGATGGAATACGCTTATTGATTGGTTCTGTTTGGAAATTAGATTTTGTATCTAACAATAAGTCAGTAATGGTCGGCATCTCTTTATCAAAATACTCAAACGTTGGTACCTTATTATTGAATACATCTTTTTTCCAAAAGAAATAGAATGAGCGTCTACGAACTTGCGGATTACCATGTAGCAATGTTTTCGTAGTATAAATTGTCATGTTATAACCAGCTTCTTGCCCAATTTCCATGAGTTTCTTTTTCATAAATGCACCAACGTTGGTAGCAAGAGCAGGAGCGTTTTCACCCCATAAAACTTTAGGAGCAATCTCATTGAGTACAAATTTTGTAGATTTTACAAGCCATTGGTTATTTGGATTCTGTTCACCATAAGAATTATGATAACTACTTAATCCCGCACAAGGACATACTGACGATACCACATCAACTTTCTTATATCGCTTGGGTGCACCTTCGCCATCAATAACGTGATAAGGAATATCATGACCTTGTTCTTTATAATAATTGACTAAGTGTTTTTCATTACTCTCAAATCCACCGTATGTCATTAGATACTCAGGTTTATTACCATAAGCTTCGTCGGATGCTAATATTTCTCCACCAATAAGTGGAATAATTCCTGCATGTTTCATTATTGTACTATCTCCTCAAGCTCTCTTCGTTGCACTGCTTTATCTAACGGGTGATTGTCATACAGACATTCTTTTTGAGCTTTACCCAGTTTTGTTAATTCTTCGAGTGACATGTTTTCAACACTTTCAATAGTATTTCCAACATATGCCTCACCGTAAATGGCACCTTCTTTATCTGAGCATACAAGTACTGACTCTACATCAGCAACCTGTTGAACACGAGATCGCCACCAACCAGAACCTGCATGATAATATTCAGGCATCATGCAACCCCAGTTCTCGTTATAGATTTTACACATTTCAGGCTCTTTAACTCTATATGTTTCAATGCCTTTTGTTTGTTTTGTTTCTCGTCTTGGTCCGAAGTTCAGTACATCCCAAGTTGGCTTTTGTTTGTTAAACCATCCCATGGTTTTGCTTTGTACGATAGATGAAAATATCCATCGCATTTTCTTATCTTCTGCTGGAATGATGATAGGCTCATCGTCAAAGAATCCAAGTAATCCGGCATCCTCACCATAATTGTTTTCTGGTCTACGATTGAGATTGTAAGGATTTGGATTATAGTTAATGATAGGACCTTTATAATCAATGTTGAATGCATCATTGTCACCACCTGCAAAGGTACACAGAACTAATGGATTCTGTTTTTGGTTTACAATATGACATGCTTCAATGAATGTGTCAATATGCTTACCCATATCTTCAAGTGGAGTGTCACCTTTATATAGATTTGCAAGATATGTATTTGTTCCATAATCGAAGAATGGCTTTCCTGTTGCTTTGTGAGCAATTAGATTTTCTTCATACAATTTAAATGAGATGAATACTTCACGCACTTGCCAATCATCGTTAGCAAGAATTGCATCAGGTCTTGCTGTAAGAGCATATAATGCATCGAAAGAGTGGTGAGCAAAAGATTTTACAGATGACAGATAAATGATTACTTTATCATATCCACTCAAGTCTTCGCCAATACTTACAGTTCGTTGTTCAACTTCATGGCCCATATCTTCAAGGCAACGAATTAAACTATAATGCGAATTTAAGATTTTAAGCTCTTTACCGAGATAATAATCTTTGGTACATTGCTCTTTGTTAAAACCAGTAATTAGTATTTTCATAATTTATTTTCCCACTCCAAAAATTTTTGTTCATCAAATAATTTGGTACCACCGGATGTAGATATATGTTGGATATATTTACCTTTTTTACCCCAGTGACCCCACTCGTTACTAATGTTTGTATATTTACCATAATGGTTACCAACTAAAACATTGAACAATGATTGGTCATGCTGTGGTTGTGGTACATCAAGTTGTGCTCTCCAGTGGTCTTTTGTTACTTCATAATATTTCTTATCGAACAAAATAGTACCACTGCAGAAGTATATATGCTCGTCTGGTATACCCAAACGTTCGTTAAATCTTTTTTGTTTTGCTATTGCAGCTTCAGTATTGTAGCCATAATCTATCATGGCTGAAAATTCATCGTTCTCAAATAAGTTAGGACAAATTTTTGTAATGATTGCGTCACTATCCAAGTACATGATTTTATCATACCCATGCTTGAATAGTTCGTAAATATAAAGTTTATGATATGCAGGTGAGTATTTGCTACCAAGCCATTCGTCTGATGTCAAACGAAAATACTCTGCATTATTCTCTAATGCATATGCTTTTGCTCGTTGAGTCGAGTAATCATATAACTCTTGAACGTAATGAAATTTTTTCTTGCCTTCTGAACGACCGCCATTTGGCTTGATTTGAACTTGAAAAACAAGGTTCTTTTCAAATTTACTCATAATATAATTCCTTGTGATTTATAATATATATGAAACTTTTTCAGATACTTCATTGGGTAAAATAAATCTCCACTCTATACCCACTTCTCTAAACATACTTGTGCTTTCTGAAAAAGAATCTCTCCAGTTATCAGGTATTTCGTTAGCTGACATTACGACTCTTGTAACACCAACTTGAATGAGCCCTTTTGCACATTCACTACAAACTGGTAAGCCCCAAACATAACATGTAGAATCTTTAAGCGATTGACCATTATATGTAGCATTGTATATGCCATTCATTTCTGCATGAGCAACAAATTTATATTTTGTTTCTCTATCTTCATATCTATAGTCAGCATCTTCAATGCCTCTTGGAAATCCATTATAACCGGTAGCTAATATCCTACGATCGCCCGATACATAAACTGCACCAATTTGCTTACTTGGGTCTTTACTCCAAGAAGCAACTTCCTTAGCGACTCTGAGAAATCTTCTATCCCACTTTCCTGTCATTAATGAGTTCCTCTACAAAATTAAAATGTCTTTCGTAAACATGGAAGTTAGATGCTGTCCAAATTAATTGGCCAACTTCAACGTCGAGTTCTCTAGCAAGATTTTTCTGAACATGTTTTGCCCATGCTCTATCGTTGTTATAACCAAAAACTGCATCGTTTGAACGCATGAGATAATGAGAATCAAGTTTACCATCGCGAATATAGAATGTATTTGCATAGGTACACATAAAGTCATTCATACCATCGCGAGTGAAATCAGTATGCATACTTGGTCTATTGTATATCATAGTGGCTCTACGAGAATTAGGATTGTTCCTCAGTTCACGCTTGACATTATGATATTGGTAACCATTATCTTCAGAATAAATGCACCAGCCATAATTAGAATTAATCTGGCCTTCTGTTGAAGCGATTGATTTCCAAATCTGTGGTGTTTCACCAGGAATATCATTAACGTTTAACGATTGCATTTCATACCATCGTAGTTCACGTTCGATATACTCATAAGCTGGTTTACGAACAACATAGTCTTCGTCGGCGTCAAATGTTGCACCGATGATTTCGATTGTCTTAGCACCAGTTCTGTCGATGACGAAATCCTCGTCAAGGTATTTGTCGATGATAAGCTGTCTTATATTATCGACTTTATGCATTAGATACTCTCCAATAGGGCTTCCATATCTTCAACTTCAGCAACAACTGAAGTGATGTTTTGTTTGTGAAAAACTCTTGCAGCTTTACGTAGTGTACCTTTTGGAATATCAACATCTTCTGCAAGACTGTCGATTGCTTCTTTTTGGAATGCACGTTCGGCTTCAATTCTGATATAAGAGTTGCTGATTTCTTCAAATGCACCTCTTAGTCTTTTTTTGTCTTCGTCACTTGACGGGATAATAATATTACTCATTGTTTAGTTTCCTGTTGAAAGCATCATGTCGTGGATTTTGACCAGGTATCATCTGTCTGGCGTATGCGACAAAGAAGCTTGAATAGTTAATTAAGTCTTTGGCTGAATCTTCAAGCGATTCAAAGT